GCTGCGGCAGACCCAGATGCGCTGAAGGCATTGGACTTGGCTACCCTGTTGGGAGAATAACATGAGCAAGGCAAGGCAACTAGCCGACTTAGGTGATGACTTTGATGGCGCAAACTTAACACTCTCTGGCGGTGTCGTCTTTGGCGCAACTGGCGGGTCGGTCACAAGCAAAACGCTGGATGACTATGAGGAGGGGACTTGGACGCCTGTTGATAATAGTGTTGCTAGCCTAACTTTAAATACATCTAATGCCGTTTATACAAAAATCGGAAACCTTGTTAAGGTGAGTGCTAGTGTCACCTATCCTTCGACAGCAGACTCTAACAGGGTAAACATTGGCGGCTTACCTTTTGCACTCGCTGCGGGTGCCAGTGGTGGGGCGTTTATAACTTTCACCAACTGCGGAAGTGTCCCGCTTTTTATTTTGGGTGGCACAAGTATCAGTTCATATACTGCGGCAGGGGGTATGTTTGCAAACTCCACAATGTCAAATGACCGAATTGATTTTGTTGTTATCTACACGACCACATAACCCACTGCATAGCTTTGGGTCGGACAGGTGGCAATAACGCCACGATAAAATAGGAGGCCATCATGGCGCTTACAGAAGAAACAGTACAAGACAAAATCGAGATCGTATCAGAACACAAAATGATACAGGTCAGAACCGCCGTAGTCATCAAGCGTGACGGTGCAGAGATCAGCCGCAGCTTCTCACGCCATGTCGTTGCACCAGATGCAGACATCACAGGTGAAAGCACAGAGGTACAAGCCATCTGTAACGCAGTACACACACAAGCGGTTAAGGATGCTTATGCTGCACACTTAGCGAGCCAAGAGGTTTAATCATGCGACAGGTTGATGCTGGTACACTAACGATTGCAGAGGCAGACTGATGTTAGGCTTTAGCCCACTCGCATCTGCGCCGCTGGCAGACAGTGGGCTTGCGATTGAAAACTTCGCGCTTACCGCCGACAACATCACGGCTGGCGCACCAACCGTTGCGGCGGCTACACTTGCAGAAGATTATTCGTTTGCGCCGGTAGACATTGTTGCGGGAAGCCCCGTCGTGGGCGTTCCAAGCGTGGCGCAAAACATCGCCTTGGCGGCAGACGGAATAGCTGCTGGCGCTCCAACGATTGCTGAGCCAACGCTGACCAGCGTCCACTCGCTTATCCCGACACAAATCACGGCTGGCACTCCGACTATCGACAACAGCGCGATCACCGTAAACCATGTTCTTTCGGGCGCAGAGATCACGGCTGGCGTTCCGGTTGTCGGCCCAGCGCGGTTTAAGTGGCAGGTTGAGCCAGTCGGGCCAGAGACATGGACGGATCAAGCGGTTGGCGCGGAGACATGGACTGAGCAAGGGTCTACGGCACCGGCTTGGACAGAGCAGGAAGCAGCATAGTGTTTGCTGGCAAAATGATATATAGTGCAAAAAAGCGCGAGGCAATTAAATGACGATTAGCATAACCAAACCTACCGTTGGCGGCTCAGAGAATACATGGGGAACCACGGTCAACACGGCGCTTGATGACGTTGTTGATGTTCTGAACGGTAATACCGCAAGCACCCCAGATTTGACAGAAGGAAGCTGGAAGGTCGGCGGCACTGCTGTTACTGCATCAGCGGCAGAGCTTAATTACACGGATGGCGTTACGAGCAATATTCAAACGCAGCTTAACGGCAAGCTGGGGGGGTCTAATGCTTCAGCTACAATCACGACATTAAATTCTACGACGGTCAACGCCACAACCATTGATCTTGGCAATTGGACGATTTCGCAGTCTGGATCTAGTTTAAAGTTTTCGTACAACGGCACGGCGCGTTTTGCGCTGTCTAGCTCTGGTGCGCTGACTGTAGAAAACGATGTAACTGCATTTGGTAGTGCGTAATGACTATTACCTCTATAGATAATTTTGGTCACGCCAGCGGCGCAATATCTATGAGCGAGTTGCGATCATATTATGGCCGGTCGGGCGCTGTATCGCTGAGTGGCAGTTTAAGCGGCAGCACTGGCCCAGTGCCAAGCAGCTTACCATCTTCAGGTAGCGCTATATCAGTTTCTAATTTTCGCAGCAAAAATAGAATATTAAGAAAAAAGGGATCTACGCAGACAATTGCTAGTGGGTCTTCTTGGTCGCCAGCGCAATCAGGCTGTGTGCAGTATAATGTATATGCTGTTGGCGGTGGTGGTTCTGGTGGTGGTCATTCAACTGACAGTGGGCGTGAAAAGGTTGCCTCTGGTGGCGGTGCGGGTGGTACAGCATTTCGCCGATATTCAGTTCAAGATCATGGGGTCACCTCTGCTAGCATTGGAATTGGCGGCGGCGCTGCGGGTGTTTCTTATCCTGCCAATAGTGGATATGCGATCTCAGGCCGAAATGGGGGTACTACAACCTTTAACCCAAATGGCTCTGGTGCCACGATTTATGGGTATGGCGGCTCAAGAGGATTTGGTGGAAGGCAAACATCAGCCATTGGGCAAGCATCAACTACCACTAATATTAGTTCGTGGGGTACTTGCTCTGGGTCATCAGGTGGTGGGGCCGCTGGGGGTGAAAGCAATTACTCAGGTGGTGCTGGGCCAGCGCTTTCTGTTGGCGGTGATCAGTCAAGCGCTAGCGGCGGTGGTAGCCCAAATTTAGGCTCTGGTGGTAAAAATGGCTATATAGTCAATCAATCTGGTTACGCAAAATCACAAACAACTGACGCGCCGACAAAGCCTTCTGAGTGGGGTTCTAACGTAAGCGCTACGTTTAGAGGTGGCGCTGGTGTGCAGCACTCTAGTGGCGCTGCGGGTGCATCTGATGGGGGTAGTAATTATGGCGCTGGCTCAGGCGGCTCTGCGTCTGAGAGCGGTGCAGGGTCTTCTGCAAACGGATCTAGCGGCGCTATATTTGTAACTTATTATGAGATAAACACATGACGCTGGTTCCCCTCGACATCCCCGCCGGTTTCTACAGAAACGGTACTGACCTTGAGCAGTCTGGCCGGTGGCGTGATGGTAGCTTGGTCAGATGGCGTGACAACAGCTTACGCCCAATCGGAGGCTGGCAGGAGCGCAAGACATCGTTCTGCACGAATGTCGTGAGAGGAATGCACACATGGGAAGCAAACAACGGCACTGCCTATGTGGCTGGCGGTTCTTATAACGAGCTAGTCGCGATGACAGGCAACGGAACCGTGTATGACATTGCGCCAACAGACTTAACGGCTGGCCGCGAGGACGCAGAGGTTGAAACGGGATACGGCTACGGCTTCTATGGCGATGGTTTCTATGGAACGCCAATCCAGCAAAATGCTAACGCCGTTCCAGAAGAAGCTACGCAGTGGAATATAGATAATTGGGGCGAATATCTTGTTGCCACCAACAGAGATGACGGGCGCTTGCTCGAGTGGCAGCTAAATCCAGCAGTAAAGGCGGCTCCGATTGCAAATGCCCCTACCGGAAATCTTGGCTTAGTCGTAACAGAAGAGCGTTTTATTTTTGCTTTGGGTAGCGGGAGCAACCCGCGTAAGATTTCATGGTGTGATCGTGAAAACAACACAGTATGGACGCCAGCAGCTACAAATGAGGCTGGTGACATTGAGCTTGCCGACAGCGGCCAGATCATGCAGGGCGTTAGAACACGCGGCCAGACGCTTATCTTGACAGATACATCAGCCCACACAGCGCGATACCTTGGCCCGCCTTATGTGTATGGTTTTGAGCGCGTGGGCACATCATGTGGGGCCATATCCCGCAAGGCTGCGTCTGATGTTGATATGGGCGTGTTCTGGATGGGGCAGCGCGGGTTCTTTAGGTTTGACGGAAACAGCGTTCAGGAAATACCCTGCGATGTCTTCGACTATGTGTTTGGTGACTTTAATCCAGCGCAGCAATCAAAAGTCTGGTCATTCGCAAATGGTCAGTATGGTGAAGTTTGGTGGTTTTACTGCTCTGGAACGTCTACTGAAGTAGACCGCTATGTTGCTTACGACTACAAAGAGGGCCATTGGTTAATTGGCAACCTGTCTCGCACTGCTGGCGTTCAGCGCGGTGTTTTCCGCTATCCATTTATGGCGGGTCACAACGCAGACAGCGACATCTATGAGCATGAGGTTGGGTTGAACGTAGATAGCTCATCAATCTTTGCAGAAAGCGGGCCAATATCTATTGGTGCTGGGGATCAAGTTGCGCGTGTTACTGAGCTTATTCCTGATGAAAAAACGCAGGGAGATGTCAACGTCACGTTTAAGACACGGCTTTATCCAAATGGCGCTGAAACAAGTCATGGGCCATTCACAACTGCAAACCCAACATCAGTAAGGTTTACTGGGCGGCAAGTTCGTATGCGGGTTGATGGAGCGATCTTATCTGACTTTAGGGTCGGCAACATGCGAATTGATATGAAAGCTGGGGGCCGTAGGTAATGCCGGTTCCAGTATTACCCCCTATTGGCCCAGACTTGCGCCAGTGGGGGCGTCAGCTAACAATATACTTGCAGCAAAACCTAGCAAAGCTTGGATTTAAAACATCAACGGATAATCCGTCTGAAAACGGCGTCATCCTATGGGACAACGTGAACGGCTACCCTGTCGTGTCGAAGAATGGCGAGTTTCGGCAGATTGTTCTGGAAGATGGTCACGCTGACTTTATGAAAACGGCTGATGTCGTGCCGGTAGCAGCAAACACAGCGTACAAGCTGACTTACGATGCTCCCACCGGCAACGACGGAATAACACAGGGAACGCCAGCTTCAAGGATTGTTTTTGAAGAGGCTGGCGAATATGTCGTGTCGTTCTCCGCGCAAATATCATCGACATCAGCCAGCACGGTTCACTTCTACTTCTGGCCCAGCGTCAACGGAACAAACGTAGCCAACAGCGCGCTAACGACTGCGCTACACCAGAACAACGCCACGCTGGTCACATCGCGCACACAGATATTCACTGTTGCGGCAAATGACTACTTAGAAGTGAATTACATGATTGACAGCACAAGTGGCTTTCTGAATTACACCGCAGCGTCTTCGCCGGTGCCAGCAATCCCCGCGTCAACTTTAGCGATTACGAGGCTGCACGGATGAAGGACATTTATGTAAACCAATTAGAGCGCTGCAAGCCTTGGATAGAGGATGCTTTAGAGTATTGTGGCGGCACACATGAATGGGAAGATATAGCTAGTGGCATTGCGGATGGCCGTATGCAGCTATGGCCCGCGCCCAAGGGGTGTATTGTTACTGAAATTGTGGTATATCCTAAGAAGCGAGTTTTAAACATATTCTTAGCTGGTGGCGAATTGGATCAGATTTTAGACATGGACAATGATGTTAAGGCATGGGCAAAAGAACAAGATTGCGAAGCTGCGATCATGGCGGGCCGTTTAGGGTGGAAAAAACCGTTAGCGCCGTTAAATTGGAAAATGCTACACGCAAACTTTATTAAGGAGTTTTAAAAATGTCTGGTGGCGGTGGATCATCTACAACAAAACCAACAGTTCCTAAGTTTTTAGAAACTGGTTATCAGCAAGGTATAGGAATGGGCCGCGACTTGTCGGCAATGCCTTATACGCCTTTTTATGGGCCAGATGTTGCGGCCATGTCGCCATTAGAGCAAGCTTCTTTTCAAGGCACTGATGTTATGGCAAGCGCATTCGGTATGCCCACATCTGGCGGTCAGCAATATCTTCCTGCGCCTACTCAATTTGAGGGTGGAGCTATGGGTTATTCTTCAGCGCCAATCTTTGAACAAGCAGTCGGTGAATTGAGAACAAGACGCCCAGCGCAAGCCGATTATTATAATAGTTTTTTCATTGATCCTATGACGGGTGAAATGGGAGAACGGACAATAGAAAAACAGCCTGTTGCATTAGAGATGCAAGGCGGCGGTAGAAGGGGAAAGTAATATGGCGGGCGGTGCAAATCCACAAATGGCTCAACCGGCTATGAACCCTTACACGGCTGCGGCTGGTGCGCAGGGTGCGGCAATGGGCAGAGTTGGTCAGGGTCTTACGCAAACTGCGGCTGGCGGCATGGGCGCTTATCAAAACCCCTACGAAACTCAAGTGGTTCAGCAATCATTGCGCGATGTAGGAACACAAGCGCAAATGGGCTTAAACCAATTAGATGCGCAAGCGCAGCAAGCTAGAGCTTTTGGTGGTTCGCGGCACGGTATAGCAACAGGAGAGGCGCTGAAGGGCTACAATCAGCAAATGGCTGACACAGCTGCCCGAATGCGGCAACAGGGCTTCCAAACGGCTCTAGGAGCTTCTCAGGCAGATTTAAATCGTCAGCTAGGCGCAGCGGGTCAATTGGCTGGCATGGGTCAGCAATCTTTTGGTTACGGTCAGGCAATACAGCAGCAGCAAATGCAGCAGGGCCAGCAGCAGCGTCAAATGATGCAGGATCTTATAAACGCTGGAAAGCAACAATATGCGGGATATACTGGCGCTCCGCAGCAGGGATTGGCTACGTTCTTGGGCGCAATGTCTGGTGTGCCTAACTTGCAGGGTCAGCAGCAAGGTTATAACGCAGGATTTCTTGACTATCTTATGGCGGCTGGTCAATTCGCTTAGAGGATTTTTAGATGAGTATGAACCCAAACCAAGCACCTAGAAGCGGCCTATTAGGTTTACTTGATCGTGTAAGGCGTCCAGATGAGGAAACCGGCTTAAACTTTGTAAACCGTTTGGGCATGGCGGCATCTGTTCTTAATCCTATGAACCCACAATCTGCTAATTACCGGCAGCAAATGATGCAGTCTGGTCAAGCTAGAATGCAGGGTCAGGCTCGCAACCGCACTATAGCAGAGCTTCAGAAGCGCGCTGATGCGGGCGATCAAGTTGCAGCACGTTATCTGCAAGCGGTACAATCACGCGCTCTGGACGCCTCTCAGGGCTTCTCAGGGTATCTTTCTGAAACTGCGGCAATAGACTTAGAGAGAAGAAAAGCTGGAGCTTTAGGTGCAAAAGATCCAGTAACGCGAGCGTCCCAGAAATTTTTAAACGGAACTGTTTACACAATTACTGACAGGGGTGTTGTTGTTTATGACCCAAGTGGTAGGTTAGTAACCGGCGCAGATGCAGAGCGTGTTTTAAAAGAAGCTAATGAATTTGAAAATCAAAATAGAGCAATTGGCGTTGGGTTGAGCGAAGCCGCTAAATTACAACAAAAAGATGCAAATGAAGCATTTAATAAAGCTGAATTGGTTGGGGGGCAAATAGCAACTATTGATAGGGCAATTTCAGAAATAGATGCGGGCGCGCAGACTGGACTTGTTTATAACCTTTTGCCTGATATTACGGCTCAAGCCGGTGGATTGCGGGCGGCATTACAGCAAATGGGATTAGACGGTGTTTCTTCAGTAACTTTTGGGGCTTTGTCGCAAAGTGAATTAGATATTGCA